GCGGCCACGCCGTCTCCGGGGAAAAACACGCGCCCGACAAATGTCAAGTACGGTCTCTGGGGTGTCATGGCTTGCACACACTTCAGGTTCTTCAGGCCAACAGCGTCACACACCTCGTGCATCTTCTCCGCGACTTTCTCGTCGCCAGTGAGTACACCATCGTCTCCGTACGCAGCCATCAAACGAGCGAAGGCCGCTTCCGGAGACAAACCGCTCTCACGGTAGGTGATGTACTGGATCAGCATGTGCTTCCAGGTGTTCATGACTGTCGTCAGGCTCGAGCCAGAGCAGAGTGCCCCCCCAGTGCTGTAGGTGCCTGCCTTGCACTTGGCGGAAACTCTGAAAATCTCGTTGTACGCTAACTCGGCAGCTCTCGGGTCACTGAAGAAGTAAGAGAGAACAATGACCTCGGTGTTTCTGAGCCAGCGACTTTGCTGCCCATCATACCGGGAAAAGTCAGTCTCCCACAGCTTGTGGCCAGAAGCGATGAGGAGTTGCATGTGCTCAGCTATCTCAGCAGGTGTCTTGCCCGGCATGTAGTTGGGCAATTTGCACAGCATTTCCTTGAAAGGGATGGCGTATGAGGCCATCTGAGCAAGATGCTCATCGTTGGTGGGAGAGATCTGCCTCTCGTCGGAAGGCTTAGCATAAGCTTCGCGCTTCACGAACCCCTCGATGAACACGGTCCTAAGATCACCGCTGCTCAGAGCAGTTTCCACCGCTCCCAAAATCTTCGCCTTGGTCTTCTTCCTCTCAGTTTTCTCGAGCAACTCGTCTGGCGTTAACGGACTCAATGAGCCTTTCTTCACGCCAGTATGTTTAGCCATCAAGTCGCAGAACTCCTTGACGTACTGATCATACTTACTCGGACCAACAGTACTATTGTGTATTGCTGAAATCCTCGTCTGTACGGCACCAGCATCAGACGACACATCGCGCGTGGCAGTTGCCGCGGGCGCATTAGTCGGACGTGGTTCCATCACCTCATGGGTGTCGATCAGTTCGTTCTTGAACGGAGTGCCATCCGGCCGCTTGATCACAGATGCGTAGACGAGTACATTGGGAAAAGATCCTTTCTTCGTCTTGGCAGTAATCCACTCGGCCAGATACTGGGGATCACCCTCAACCAAGTCCTCCCGATGTTGGTCGAGAAAGGCTTTAGTCAAGTGAGAAGACACTGTCTTCTGCGCCTCAACCGATGCCTGTATTACCTGGTACAAAGATGCCCTCAGCTTGAACTGCAAATTGTTGTCAACAATTGTTACGAGATCGCCGTCTTGCGTCACATGTTGTGGTTGGCGGACTCGGTCCACCACATGGGTGCGGTCGAAGGTGCTAGTCTTCAACTCGTCCTCGCCCACAATGACACAGGGCTGTAACCAAACAACCATGTGTGTCGAAGTGTTGTGGGGCCGATGCCTCTCGATAGCATAGACGAACCCCAGCCCCCCGTGCTTGAATATGACGTAGTCTGTTTGGCCGTAGTCCCACATCTTGTGTGAGTAAACATTACCGCCGTTTACATTATACGCAACCACTGCGACCTCGTTGATGTAAGTCGTGCTCCAAGTGGACTCATCAGTGTGTCCGCAGGGAGTGGTTGGCGCAAACGTATACAAGACCATTGGTTTGAACAGGCTCCCAAGATGGTGCATGTCGACGTAATAATCAACGTCAATCATGACCAGAGCATGCTCGTCACCAATTCTGTCATTCCGCTCGGGGAACTGGAAGTCCCGAGGTGAGAAGTGTCCGTGGAAACCAGGCAGTGGCTGTCCGTTGGCTGTGCGCGACCTCAGCGTGCGACGACTAGTCGAGATATCGTACGGTTGATACCCCTTCTTGTTCAGTAGTCGGATAACGTTGAAGTGCACTCCGCGTCTTTCAGCGGCTAGCCTCGGATGACCATGTGTCACCTTGCCGTGGCATGGTGCTGCTTGGTCCTCGTCTTTCCATTCTTTCCTCATGTGGTGTCGGAATCTCT